AGAGCGCCCTTGATGATGACGACCCGCGCTCCCTCCGGCGCGGCGATACCATGGCGCTGCCCTTCTCCGACCTGGGGGCGCTCACAGGATACGTCAGCCTTGATTTCATGGTGAAGGAAGCCTGGTCAGACAAGGACACCGAGGCCCTCATCTGGATTCGCAAGAACGCCAGTGGGGTTGACGATGGGTTGCTCTATCTCAACGGCGCGGCGGCGGCAGACGCCAGTCACGGCAGCATCACCATCGATGACGCCGGTGCCGGCAACATCACGGTGAATCTGGAGGCCGAGGATACGGCGGAATTAGCAGTGGCAACGGGCTGGTTCTATGATGTGCAGGTTGTTTTCGCTGCATCGGTCCAGACGTTGCGGTCAGGGCGCTTCACCGTTCTGGCCGACGTGACACGAGCGGTGAGTTAGGAAGGGGAAACTGATGACTATTCTGTGGGCCACGGGCTTTGAAATGGGGGAGGTGCCGCTGCAAGGAACCTACTACAGCGCAGGCACAGTAGTATCAGCAACACAGAAGCACACCGGGGTGTATTCGCTGTTTGCCAATACCATGGCGCGCTTCCTAGTAGATGGGTCGCCCAGCGATCTATACGTTGCAGTCTGGTACAGGCAATTAAATGCTGGCTGCGCGCCTTATGTGCGGGTCCATCTAGATAGCGGTGAGTATGTGGACCTGCGGTACGACAAGGTTGCCAATACCTGGGACGCCTATGTCAACGGGGGTAAGGTCGCTGACGGCAGCGTAGTGTGCAACGCCTCCACCTGGACCCATTTGCAGATCCACTTTTCCATAGCGGACGCTGGAGGAATTAGCTCCAAGGTTGACGGGCAGGCTGACATCACCTACAGTGGAGATACCAAGCCAAGCACTTCGGCAATCATTGACTGGGTAGAACTGGGTGGGAACAACCAAAACTACTATGACGACTTTATTGTCCAGACCGGCGGTTGGCCGGGAGATGTGCGGTTTGACGTCTGCAAGCCCAACGCCGATACCGCCACGGAGCAGTGGAGTCGGTCGGCCGGCGCGGACTCCTACGCCCTCATCGATGAGGTGCCGCCGTCTGATGCTGACTATATCTACTCTGAAGCGAACGGCCAACAGACGTTGGTTGAGGTTGAGGACTGGGATGCCACGGACAAAACAGCGGTGGCCGTGGTGTCGTGGCTGCGGGCCTGGAAGGACCCGGCCAGCACGCAGCAGGTCAAGCAGTTGCTCAAGTCGGGAGCCACGCTGGATACCTCAGCGGCCAAGGATTTGTTAACCTCAGCCGGCTATGAGTATGAAATATACGAGACCGACCCGGCCACCAGCGCGGCGTGGACGGACGGTGGGATCGATGGGATGCAGATTGGCGTGGAGAGCGTGATTTAGATATGGCTGACCGGGTATCGGATTCCCAACAAGTCGCTGAGGTAGCTCATCAGCTAGATGAGGGTATCTTCGATTCCCAACAAGTCGCTGAGGTAGCTCATCAGCTAGATGAGGGTATCTTCGATTCCCAACAGGTTGTTGAGGTGGCCTGGATGCTGGCTCGGGCCAGAGATTCGCAACAAGTAGCCGAGGTGGCGCGCACACTTACGTATGAGCGGGTGTTGGATGCGCAACAAGTAGCCGAGGTGGCGCGCACACTTACGTATGAGCGGGTTCACGCGGGCCAAGTGGTTGTCGAGGTGGCCTGGACGCCCAGCACGCTGCGTCGCCAGCGGCACGTGCAGTGGCCGGCGGCGATGCTGGGGCCGCTGGGGCAGTAGAGAGAGGTGTTGGTTCCATGGTTGTACCTACATCCGTATCAACTCACGTGAGGAGGATAACGATGCAATTCCGCAACGAGGTCGAGGGGCCGCTATTTCTGGGCGCGATGATGGTCGCGTTCGTGGAAGTCTATGATGAGGCCGGCCGCCTGTTCAATCCGCCGGACGGCCAGGTGCGAGTGCAGACCGGGGCCGGGGACTTCCTGGCCTTCCTGCACCCCGGCGACAAGGGCACCGGCAAGTGCGAGTTCGCCCCTTTGATGGGGCAAGATGCGCAGTATATGTTCCGCATGGAATCGGTGGGGGGGGCTGTCTGGAGCGATTGGGCGGTGTGCGACCTGTCGCTGCCCTACGTGGACGAACGGGCAGAGCACCGGCCAACGGGGCAATTGCACAAGTCGTTCTACGTGCGCTTTCACGAGGGTCCGCCCGACGAGCCGCCTGATCCGCCGCCGGACCCAGATCCCAACCCGCGCATTGCCGAACTCGAGGCAGCCCTGCGGGACCAACGCCGCCGCTGGTCGGTGCTGCGCCAGGCGGTGGCGCGCCAGGCGGCCGCGGCTATGGCGGCTATCGATCTGGCGCTGGTGCCGGACGAGACGTCGTGATGGAAACCGCCATGCGGGCCGCGATAGCGGCCGCTATCGCCACGGTAGCGCCGGCGTTGCACCTGGACGCCGACCTGGTGACGGCGGTGAGCTACCGCGAGCTCATCGACGGCAAACTCGTCAGCGCGACCAATGCTGACGGCTCCCGCGACTGGGGGGCGTTGCAGGTGAACGGCGCCGTATGGCGGCTCTGCCAGCGCCAGTGGGGCGGCCGCTGGGCCAACGTGACGCCCCAGGATCTGGTGGACGACCCGGAGCTGGGCGTGGAGGCCGGCTGCCGCATCCTGCGCTGGCGGGTGTTCGAGGCCCTGACGGCTGAGGGCATTGCTGTGCCCCGCAGCTACGGCCGGCCGAACTATGAGGCCATGAGCAAAATCGTGGCTGGCCTGAAGCCGCAGGCGCGGCGGGGCGTGTATTACCGTGCTGTGGCGGCGTACCGGGGCGGGGACGTGGCGATGAGGGACTGGCCGAATGTGGACCCGGTGACAGTGATTTACACGGGCCTGGTGTTGCGGGAGTATGAGCGGCTGACTGAATAGCGGGCCGGGGCATCAAAACGCCATGCGTTTCGGCACGGAGTGTTGCTTCGTTTTGGGCGTCGCGACGGCAGCTCCTCGATGGTTACGCTCCAAAAGGCCCTTTTTGGCCCTTTTCTGCATGGGATTTTACGACCTGGTGCGGCTCGATGAGCTGAGCGAGGGCAAGGGGCCATGAGATGCCTTTACACGTGTAAAGCGCCCCGATTGAGGCGGGACGCTTTACGTTTAGAGTCCTGTGGTGGCCTGGGCTATGTATGGCTCAGGCCACCATCGCGTTTTGACCGATGACGGGCTCGCCCCCGCCCTGGGGCACGTGGGGGAGCGCCGAGAGCACCAGGGCAGCCGATAACTGCGCGTCCAGGAACAGGTACTCGGGGGTGGTCACCACCGGCGGAGCCACATCGCGCAGGTTCTCTAGCCGCTGGCGGGCGCGCCGGATGAGCCGATTGGCGGAGTCGTACCGCTGGTGTCCCTTCATCATCTCCAGCACCTTGAGGCAGATGCCGGCCATGTACTGGTCCAGGACATTGGCCACGCTCTGGTCCACCACGCCGGCCGGATGGATGACCTCAAAGCCCACGTCAAAGGTGGGCACCTGGTAGGCTGCCAGAACAAAGCGCCCCGTTGATTCCTTCCAGGTCACGTTGACCGGCCCCATTTGCACATCGGTCATACGCGCCACCGTCCCGGCCAGGTAGCGCGCCACCAGGTCACGGGTCACGCCAGGGGCCGTCCGGCCCTGGGCGTCTAACACTACCGGCGGCCGGTAGAGCGCCACCCGGTTGTCGTGCACCTGGGCGTCAAAGTCCACGCCCTCCGCCTGCCCGCTCTGGTCCACCACCACGGGCAAGCGCCGCTTCGTACTTTTGCCAAATCCTAACAGTCGCATGATAAACCCTCCTTGTTTTGGTTGCCCTTGCTGGCCGTTCACGTCGTGAACAGTCCTTGTACTGCTTGGTTCATAGTTCCGCCTCCCTTCTACTCCAGTAGTAGCACGTCGTCGCCGCCACCCATCGCTGGGGCCGGGGCCGGGATGATCACCACCTGGCGGGGATCCAGGGGGGCCGGGGGCACTGGTCGCTGGGTCGCTCGCAAGACGTTCACCCGCAGGTTTGCGGTCTTGCTGGCCGCGTCCATCGCCTTGCCGATCCCCGTGTCCAGGCCGGCCACCAGGCCGCGCGATTCCACCCGGCCCAGCCAGTAACCGACGGCCAGCACCACGGGCAAGCCCACGGTGGCCAGGAGCGCCCACAGTCGGGCCGCGTCCGCGCCCACGTGTTCCTGGACTAGCCACCACGCGCCGCCGCCCAGGGTGGCTAGGCCCAGGCAGGCCAGCAGGCCCACGCCCACCACCACGCCCACCAGTTGCCGAATGCCAGCCGCCTTGTGTGTGTTCATCCCACTCCCCCTATCAGGTATTGCGCGTTCCGCTTGCTGTACAACCGATACTTGAGGGGCACGCCAGCGCGTAGCAGTAGGTACTCCGCCCACTCCGCCTGGGCCGTGGGCACCTGGAAAAATGCGTCCCCTTTGGCGATGCACCGCCCATACACCGTGATCCCGGCGTCCTTGAGAATGCGGTCGCATTGCGCCCCGGTCCACCCGCTGTCCAGCCCCACATAGAACGCATGACCGCGCCCGTGCTTGATCGTCTGTAGCATGGCCACCAGGGGGCTTATCCAGTCGAAATACCCCAAGAGTTCTAACACCGCCACCTCCCTTCCGTTGTGTTCGCTGTCTGTCTGTCCGAAAGTCAAGCACACACCCCAAAAAACCACGCTCCGGGCGTCCCGGAGGGGGCGTGTCGCCGTTTCAGGCAGACTGACAGACCACGCCTTGCTCTGCCCACGCTTGATCATGCGTGAGTATCCACTCGTTGGTTTCCAGCCAGCCCACCACCTCCCGCCCCAAGTGCAAGAGCCGGTCTGTACGGCCGCACCCAGGCCGGGGCAAGCCCTGGCTCACGATTGCTTGCTGTAGCCACGGCCGGCCGCGTTGCCCGTCGGCTGCGGCCGCGATAGCCGCGCCCACTTCCGGGGGCTCAGGCCACTTGCTGGGGCGCCCTTTGGGGGCCGTCCCCAGGTCTGCCGCGTCCACCTCGGGCCAGGCGTCCCACTCCGGGGCCCCGGCCACGCCCTCCAGGTCGACGGCGGTAGTGTAGGCCACCTGGACGCGCTGGCAAGCGGTGGGGGCCACCGCGTAGGCGTCGCCCCGGCCCAGCAGATGATCCGCGCGGGGAGTAGAGCCGCCCACGGCCACCCTGGAAGCGTCATAGTCCGCCACCCGCAAGGCCAGCCGCCCGACCAGGTTGCGCGTCACGGTGGGGCCGCCCAGGGCCTTGACAATGGGGTGTTGGGTCGCCAGCAGGCAGTGAACGGCCGCATCACGGCCCAGCACCACCAGCCGCCGCACCGCCTCCGCCGCCGCCGGGTCCGCTAAAATGACCTCCTGCACCTCATCGACGACGACGACCAGACGGCCCGGCCCGCCGGGGTCATCATAGCGCGTCCGCATCGCCGAGGCCGCCCACACCAGGGCCGCGCGCCAGTCATCGGGCCGCGTGGCCACGGGCCCCACCATGCCGGCCATGGCCAGGCCCCGAAAGCTGGCCCCCCGCTTGCCGTCCACCACCACCAGGCGGTTGTGCGGGTCGGCTGCCAGTTGGCACACGGCGGAGCGCAGGGCCACGGTCTTGCCCGCGCCGGTGGCCCCGCTCACCAGCCAGTGGGGGGTGCGGTCCAGGTTCAGGCCCGCCGCCACCGTGCGGCCGTGTTCGTTCTTGCCCAACACCCACCGGCCGCCGCCGTGGGGATAGGGCCCCAGCGCGCGGAGGGGGATGTCGCTCTCGGCCAGTTCTGGGGACCACCCGGCCTCCACGCGCACCCACCGGCCGGCCATGAACGCGGCCGGGTGGCCCGCAAAGTTCCAGGGCACGAATTGACGCAGGAGCGCGCAGTCGTCGCGCGATAGCACGCGCAAGAGCCGCCCGGCGTCCAGGCCGGCGTCCACCTGCAGGGCCCCGGCCCGAGGCCCGGCCACCGTGCGCACCTGGCGGATCTCGATGGGCCGCTTGTCGAGCAGGCCGCCCGAGGCCGCCTTGACGACGCGGGTTGCAAAGTCGTTGAGTAAAGCCGCCTTGTCTGTCATCTGGTCACCTCCTCGAAAATGACAAAGTCTCCAGGTGTCGCCACCGGGGGGCCTTGCGTTTGCTGCGTGGCCATCGCCTCGCGGGGGGTGAGGTAGTGGCTGTCATTCCTCATGGGGAGTCTCCAACTCGAGCCGGCGGCGCTGTAGCCAAGACCGGCCGGTACGTTCGTGGACGCCCGCTAGTTCAGCTACCTGCTTGCCGGTCATGTCCGTTGTATCCGGGTGCAGCCGGACGAACTCGGCATAGGTCAGCGGCTGGTGGCCGTTGTCGTCCGGCTCTGCGGGCGGTTGCTCGCGGGCGTCCGGCTTCACCGTGCGGGCCGCCGCGGCTGTTGCCTTCCGGCGAGCCGCTCGTTGCCGGCGACGGTCCGCCTTGTCTGCGGTCACGCCCGCGAGCCGCCGGGCGTGGTCGGCTCGGAGAGCCAACACTGTCATGCCGGCCAGACCGAGGAGCGGAAAGACGGCTGGCGCGTAGCTGGACAGGGCCGGCACGATGTCCAGCAACACCGTCAGACCGATGCCCACGATGATGTACAACCCGACGAGAAACGCAGCTAGACGCCAAGGCGCTACCGGGTCGCTCTTGCGCTTTTCCTTGTTGTACTCGCGCAACTCCAGAGCCGTGGCCGTGGTGGCCAGGCCGAGGCTTTCCACGACAACGGCCGCAATGGCCCCCACGAGCCAGGGCCAGCGCAGGTGCTCCACGGTAGCGCGGCCTACCAGGTAGGCGGTGGGGATGGGCGCGCACCAGGGGGCCAGGCGAGCCACCAGATTGACGGCGGTGCGTTCGATGGCGTCAAGGCGCTCTTTCACGGTTCCTCCAATTACCAAGCCCCCGCAAGGGATACGGGGGCCGTTCGCACTATCTACGGCCCATCGCTCCGCTCGGCTACGATGGGGTGGGTGAAGTTGTTGGTGTGACTTTACACGTGCAAAGTCAATTCCATCTGTCCGGCCTCTATCCGCTTGCGTCGCCGCGTTCTGGCAGCGTTGGCCACGTGGTACTTGGCGTCGTAGGTGAGATGACAACGTTGGCACATCGCGCGTAAGTTGGACGGGGCGTTGTTGGTGGTGTCGTGGTCCAGGTGGGCCACGGTGAGCACGACGCGGCTGCCGGTGACCGGATGCGGCTGGCCGTGCGTGGCGCGGCAATCCGGGTATACTGGGGAGCCCTCACAGCGGCCACCAGCGCGGGTGAAGCGGATGTGGTGGGAGATTGCTTCCCAGTCAGCGGGATAACGGCTGCGGTCAAAGGGCATCTTTCTTCTCTCCCGCTTGTGCCGCTTCCCAGGCCGCGCGCCACACGGCCGCCAGGCGGTCCTTGCTCGCCACGGCGTCCTGCTGGCGCGGCGTCAACTGCTGCCAGTACCGCGCGCAGTCTGCGGCCGCCTGTTGCCAGTCCTGGCGGGTGATGGCGTAATTGAAATCTCGCAGTAGGCGAAGGAAGTCCTGCTGACTAGCCATGTCTACCTCCAGATCCCCACTGCGTCCTCTCCTCTATTTGCGCTACCTGTAACCGATCTGCCAGGCCCTGTACCATTGCCCGGACTGTGGGCAGCATTCGCTCGTCGCGGCGGTGTTGCCGGGCGATGTTACGATAGCAGCCCAGGAAACGAGCGCGGTCGGCGACGGGATTCCCAGATAGACAGAGCATCCGCCAGCCGCCGATGGCCTCGACTGTGGCCTCGACGTTGGGATGGGAGAACTCGGGCCGGTACATGTGGCCCACCCGCTGGATGGCCTGCCAGACCTCGGCGGCGGCGGTCTCGGCCGTGGGGACGCCGGTTTGGAGGTCGAAGGCGGTCTGACGCAGCTCAGAGGCAGTCGGGAACCATTTCGAGGTGGCGGCTATTTCCAACGCCGCGGCCCTGAGAGCTGCGATGGGTATGTCCTCCAATAGGAGGGCATATACTCGGATGGTCTCTTTTTGCAGTGTGAAGCGGGGATACGCTGCCGCCAGCATGGTTAGAATTTCTGTGACTTGACGCAGTTCAGCCATCGCCCCAACCCTCCTCGATAGCTAACTCTCTGATAGCCGCGAATCCGGCCGGTTCGTTGCCCTGGGGCTGCCTCCAGCTGTTGTTGCGTTGGGACCGTAATACCGGGATCTCACGCCGCTGGTAGTACTCGAGCATGGTTTTGACGTTGCGCTTATTCCAGCCGAGGCCGATGTAGGCGTGCACCACCTCGCGCCAGAAGTCCAAATCGACCTGTTCGCACCCGATGACTTGGTCCAAAGTGGCATACCAGGATTTGGCCGGGTACAAGTGAGCCACGCTACGATACACCTGGGCGGCTGGGGGGGGCGGTGTCTTGCTCCGGCGGCGTTGGCGGCGTTGGCGAGGTTGGCGAGGTTGGCGAGGTTGCTTTTCCTCAACTGGTGGGGTTGGCTCGGTCTCTAGGGCGGCAGCCCCCCCTGATGGTTCCTGATGGTTTAATGATGGTTCCTTGGGTTCGGGGGACATAGCTATGTCCTCTTTTACGGACGCCGGTGTCCCCTTTTTGCCCTGGGTGTCCCCTTTTCGGACGCCCATGTCCTCTTTTACGGGTGGTGAAACGGGGGCGTGGGCGTCCTCTTTTTCGCCTGAAAAGGTGTCGCAGGTGTCCTCTTTTTCGGCTAGAAAGGGGGCGTGGGCGTCCCGTTTTGCTACCAGTTCATGCGCCAACTGGCACGCTGCCTTAACCTCTATCTCGAAGCGGCGCATCAGGGTGGGCTTGATTTCGTCAGCGTTCTGCCCAATGGTGATGAGGTACAGGTTGGTGTGGCCACGTCCCCATTGGCGGTTGATGAACAGCTCCCCGCTCTCTTCCAGGTTGCTGAGGAGCCGCCGAGTATGGCGGCGGGTTTTGGCTATCTTGCGGGCCAGGCGGTCAATGCCGGGCCAGCATACGCCGTCATCGGAGGCGTGATCAGCCAGGGCCAGGAGGAGCAGGCGCAGGGTGCCGTCCTGTTGCGTTGACTGCTCCCAAACGCGATTCATCACCTTGATGCTCATGTGTGGTCTCCAGATGGTCTAGTAGGGCCCGCGCCTGCTCGGTGGCGCGGGTCAGTTCGATAAGGGCTCTGGCGGGCCGGACGGTTGGTGTCGCCGGGTGGGATTTCCTTGCTGATCTCGATGTCGAACGCGATGTAGGGGTTCATCATAGTTTCTCCGGGTGGCCCCGCTGGTGAGGGCCGGCGGGGCCGATGGGGTTACGTTTCTCGTGAGGGGTTCTATTTCACTTGGACATCACCTCCTCTCACACGCCCAGGGGCCGGTGGGCAGTTGCGGCATGGCAGTGCCGGCCGTTGCCGCCGTAAAGGCTGCGCCGGCCGGCGCGCGGGTTGGCCTGCGGACCAGTGGCTTTTTGGGCATAGCCGGCGGCGTTGACAATCCAGCCGTTGCGGTGGCGTTTGCGGGCGTAGACGTCGCCACCGAAAGCGTCATAGTTCGCGCCGCGCCACACCAGTTCAGGAGCACCGTTGTTCGTGCTGGCTAGATGGCCGCGGACGCACTGGATATGCTCGCAGGGGGTAGTGGCCACATCACCGCAGAGGGAGCACAGCCCGTGCAGTTTCACCCAGGCGGCGCGCGCGCCGCCTGGGGCGGTGGTGTCGATGACCAGGAAACGATTGGCGTCGTATTCGTAGCCGATGAGTTCTAGCATGGGCCACCTCCGGGTTTAGTGTGGTAACTCGTCCTTGTTCTTGTCCGGGGGTTCCGGGTCGTTGCCAGCCGCGCTGAGCACGGCCACCACCTCGGCGGCGAAGGCCTTATCACTGGCCCATTTGAAAAAACCAGCGGCGTCCCCGAACGTCCATTCCTTCAAGCTGGCCCGGCCCCATATCTGCTCCTGCAGCCGGTGGCGGGCGGCGTCGTCTAGGCCGACGTCCAGGGTGAGCTTTTTGTAGATGTTGGTGCGCTGCTGCTCGGTGGTCTCGCGGCCGTTGTGCTTGTCGCGGGCGGCCGCGACGTAGCCGCGAACCTTGGCCAGGATGGCAGGCACGGGGGAACCGTTGTTGGCGGGTGGCGGCTCGGTCATGGCGCGCCCGAGCTCGCCGTTGTGGTCGCCGCCGGTGAGGGCCTCGTAGCGGGCGCGGGCGGCGGGGTCGGTTTCAATGGTGGGTAGCGATGGGGTGGGGGCTGGGGCGCTTGGTGTGGCGCCGTCTGTGAGCCACTCTAGCAGGGTGGCGGCCAGGTCAGGGCCGGGTTTCTCGATGATGGCGTTGTCCAGGGCCCGGCAGCGGGTCTTGGAGACGATGAGGTTGTGCTCCAGGTCCAGATCGCCTACCACATCGAATTCGTACTCGAAGCCGTCACGCTGGATGGGGGCCAGGCCGATCTTGACGGGCTTGACTTTGCCCTTGTCATCGCGCTGGACTTCGTAGGCGGTCTTGGTGCGCATGGTGGCGATGAGGTGGAAGGGGCAGCGGATCAGGGCCTCGACGAGCTTGTTGTGCTGGGGGGTGACGTCGCGCCAGGCGGCAAAGCGGTTGTTGGAGTAGCGCTTGGCGGCCTGGTCTACCATCTGGAGCGCGCCACCTTTGCCCATCCAGGCGTGGGAGAGGCTGTCAATGATGAGCACGTCGTAGGGGGGCTGGGCCTGGGCCGCGGCGATGATAGCTTGCACGTAGGTCTGGGGGCTGAACTGGGTCAGGTGCAGGGTGTCGAACGCGAACTCGTCGGCGTATTTGCTGGCCGAGCCGTGCTCGGTGTCGATGAGGGCGATGCGGCCGCCGATGGCCTGGGCGACACGCAGGGCGGTGTAGGTTTTGCCGCTGCCTGATGGCCCGATGAGGGCCAGGCGGAGCTTGGCTTGCTCTTTGGTGGCTCTGGTAAAGGTTACGGTCATGGTGTTACCCTCCTCTTGGCTGGGGTAGTGATGGTTGCTGAGCGGGTTGGGATGATAGTTCTACGGTTGTCTCCCGGCGTAGCCGGGCCACGGTGGGGTCGGTGACGGCCAGGTCGCCGTCTATCAGCAGGTCGCGGATAACCAGGGAACACAGGGCCTCGTGGAGTTCGTCATGGGTGATGATTTGCTGGTGGAAGGCGGCTATGAATTGACGAGCGGTGAGCACGGGTTGTACCTCCTTTCTGGTGACTGGTCACAAATTCGCGGGGTTGTGGTATAATGTATACGATGGATACCAATGATTCACAAGCAAATTCGGTGGTGGTATCAGTCAGAATGTCTGTGGAGAAACGGGATCAAATCAAACGGTTGGCTGCTGCGGGCTATCGCTCACTCGGTTCAGGGCCAGTATCGGTTTCCGTAGGCTGGTGGTGGCTCTTTGTATCCGCCGCACTTCCTCTCGTAATACCTGACGGTCCAGGCGCGCGGCGTGGTCCAGGTGGGCGGTCAGCACGTCCGCGCAGGCGGCTATCTCGCTGAGCAGGGCGGCGCTGTCCTCCAGGGCCTCAATCCGACGCCGCTTCATGGCGGGCCTTTCGTAGGGCGGTGACCTCACGCTGCGCCCCTGCTGCCGTTGTCAGCCAGTCCACGCCGTAGCCGATCAGGACGCCCAGGCCGCCACTACCTACCACGGTCAGCACATCCACCAGGGGCTGCCAGGGCTGGCAGGCGTTGGTCAAGGCGCGGTAGGCCAGCAGGGCCATGGTGATGGCGAGCAGGGGGGCGGTGCCGACAACGTAGCTGGCCGGTGGCTGGCGGTAGGAGGCCCATAGAGCCTCCAGGGGCAGGTGGTGCAACGCGAGCAGGGTCAGAAAGGCAATGCTGGCGGCGGTCAGGGTTGGTAGCTGGGTGGTCATTTGTCACAGGCTCCGGTTGGTGTGATACAATGGTGGTGAGGGGGCCGGCGGCGCGGTTGGAGGGTGAGTCAGGCCGGGGCCCCGGTTCCCTCATTGGGCGGGTGCTCTACGATGTTCAACACTCTCAGGCGCTGACAGCGGATGGCGCCCTTGGCAGCGATGACCCAATCGCCGTCGCGCGTGTAACAGCGTATCAGGGGCTCATCTGGATAGTTCTGCCGCATCCACTTTAGGGACCCGGCGTAGATGCCGGGGTGACATGCGGTGGCGCTATCGAATGAGAGTATTGGGGCAACATAGGTGCGCCCTGGCTGGTACACTGTGTCGCCAACGTGTTGCGATTTGGCGGTGCGATAAATGATTCTGCCACCATGGCGATTGGGTGGACAGGCTTTGCAGAACTGGCGCTGAAGTTTTTGGAGTTCTGGATCAAGGCAGGTTCCGCTCAGGTCCGCGTCGCTCAGGTCCGCGCCGCGCAGGTACGCGCCGCTCAGGTTCGCGCCGCTCAGGTTCGCGCCGCTCAGGTCCGCGCGGCTCAGGTCCGCGCCGCTCAGGTCCGCGCCGCGCAGGTACGCGCCGCTCAGGTCCGCGCCGCTCAGGTCCGCGCCGCGCAGGTACGCGCCGCTCAGGTTCGCGCCGCGCAGGTTCGCGCCGCGCAGGTTCGCGTCGCTCAGGTCCGCGCCGCGCAGGTTCGCGCCGCTCAGGTCCGCGCGGCGGCCATCTTTCTCCTCGCGAAGCCAGGCACGGTGGCGGTTCAATATTTCCGCTAATTCGTCTGGTGTTGGTTCGTGTAGTTTTTCGCTCACGGTTCACCTCCTCTTGGCTGGGTGTTTGATTTGAGCAAGTGGGTTCTCCCCTCATGCCGGGGCGGGTAGCCGACCCGCCCCGGCTTCCAAGAGGAGAGAACGGGGCCGGACCGCCCGGCCCCGGCCAGGGTCTACGTGGTGACTCTGGCCGTGATCGGGCGGTCGCAGTCGAGTTGGCGCAGGTTGCGGCCCCGGTAGGATAGCTGGTGGCCGTTGTCGGTGTGGAAGATGAGCCCCATGCCGGGTTTGAACTGTAGCAGCTTGATGTGCTCACCGCGCAGGTTCAAGCCGCAGTAGGGGCATTCCAGGGCCACAGCGATGTGGGTGGCGATGTGGCCGGCCTCATTGGGTTGGAAGATGTCATCATCGGTGGGAGTGGGCCGGTACGTCTGAATGAATTGGGCCTCGCGGCGGTTGCGGGGTTGCAGGTTCATGTTATCTCCTCCAACAACTGAGCAGCAGGACGCCGGTGAACAGGGCTAGGGCGGTCCACACGGCCAGCGGCTCGCCCGCGTCCAGGGCGTCCAGGAAGGGGGCGAGGATATAGACCCCAAAACAATAGAGGAAGCCGGTGAGGTAGACGGCGAGCCCGATGCTGATGGTGGTCCAGACGAGGTGCGGTTTCATGGGAAGCCTCCAGACTGGTGTGAAAGTGGTGCGGTATCTCAAGTGGTGAAGTCAAATTCCGTGAATCGGGACAAGGGCAGGCAGCGGGTCTTGCCAGTTCCGAATTCGGAGGGCAGGACCGAGTCGTCGAAGGTGACCCAATCGCCGGTCACGTCAGTGACGCACTTCCAGATGCCGTTCAGCATAGCCCACATGGTCAGGCTCTTGCGGGTTGCCAGGTCAAACATCTCATGGGGTTCCATCGTTCCTCCTTGTAGTAGGTGGTGCCGGGTGAAATTCGCCCTAGCGGTGTTATGACTACACGGGTTCCCTAATGTATACGCGGTGCTCACCGAAGGGAACACCGCGTCAAAAAAAATCAGGTCTGCGCCTGAGCGTGGATCTGCGAGATGAAGTTGTCCACGGCCTTGCGAATCAGCCAGGACACAGGAAGGTCTCGCTCTCGTGCCATCTCGGATAGCGCCTTCACCTGTGCAGGCTTGAGGGCAATGGATCGCTTGATGAGATCTTGCTTTTCCCCGTTGGTATTCACGGTACTCACCTCCTGGAACAATTATACCACAGGTGGGAACCCTTGTCAACCCCCCGGAACGCCCAAATATGGTATAATAGGATAGGGGATTATGAGCGAAGCATTTCGTGAGTGGCTCAAACGGCGGATTGAGGAACGCAGTCGCAATGGCGGGGACGTATTCAACCTGCAAGAGATTCTTGGGCACACCAGTCTGGCGATGTGCCGCCGCTACCTGGCCCTGGCCAGCACGGACGCGGCGGCGGCGCACCGACGCGCCTCCCCCGTCGATGGGTGGGGGTTGCGCTGAGAGCCACCACCAGATGTTGTGGTGGCTTGACAGTTTCCGGGAGGATGTGGTATAATAGCCTCACCGTAGGCGAGGGCAGCGGTGGCCCTCGCCTTTTGTGTTAGGGGGCGTATGGACGGCAGCCAGCAGCCAGAATCTGGGCCGCTCCTGCTCAGTGGCGGACGGGTGAGGTGCCCCAAGTGCGGGCACGTTGGTGACGATACGTCGTTCACGCACCTGGACGTTGTGTCACAGTTGGCAGCCTGGCTGGTGCGGATTCGCAAGTGTCCCCAGTGTACGCATCTGTTTGCCGCGTTGCCGGTGCCGTGGCCGGAGATTGAACGGGCGCTGGGACTAATCTGAGCAGTTTACACGTGTAAAGTCGAACGTCACAAATCGAGACTGTCCTTTCCGTGAAGCCGAGTGGGTCACGGCCCGCTCGGCTATTTGCGTTTTGGAGGCCGGATGAGCATTGCGCAATCGATAACGACGCCTAACGAGTTACGTCGCGAGTTGGACCGCGAGGGCTGCGAGCAAGGCCGCCTACTCCTCCCTCGGGTGGAGCGGCTGGAGAAATGCTACGAGAAACTGGAGGGCCGTCTGGACCGCCTATTCTGGGCCATGGTCATGGCGGCCATTTCGCTGGCCACGGCCAGCATCATGCTGGGGTTGAACCTGGCGCTCATGATCGTGAAACCGTAGGAGGTGCATCGTGACCCCCGAACAGATACTCGAGTTTTTCAAATGGGTCGGCTCGCCGGCCTGCATCATGGCCACGCTGTCCCTACTGGCCGAGCGCAGCCAGCATTTCCAGGCCCTCAGCCCGGAGCGCAAGACCCAGGTCTCATTCGTGGTCTGTTTTGGCTTGCCGGCGTTGAGTGCTCTGGGGATGCTGTACCTGCCGCCGGCGTGGCTGCCGGCCATGGGTAACATCCTGGGGGTGCTGGGCGTGGGCGCGGCGGCCTATATCGCCAACCAGGGCACGCACTGGCTGGACAAGTCCATCAACGCCGGGGTGGAGCTGGTGCGGCGCTTGCGAGGGGCGAGCGATGGCTGACACACGCCGACCCCCGGCCCCGGACACGCAGGGCCTCGCCGAGGTGCAGGCTTGGCTCATCGAGGAGCACGAGCGATTGCACCAGGTCTATGGCCTGATCTGGCCGGGGCGGGAGCTATGCCACGATGCGGAGTTATTGCGGCCGGTGCCGGATGAGGAGCCGGCGGTGATCGCTGGGTTGCACTGACCAGCGGAGGCCAGCGATGGACCAACAAATGCCAACAAACGCCAACGAAATCCTGGCCCAGGCCACCCCGGAACAGGCGCGGTGGGTCGCGGCGCGGCTGACGGCCCGCTCCGACAAAGAGGCTGCCAAGAGGGCCGGGGTCCATCCCTCCACCGTGAGCAAGTGGCCCAATAAGGGGGATCTCGACCAGGCCGTGCGCCAACTGCTCTCTCAGCAGACCGTCGCGGCGGCGTTCATTCTCTCGCAGGCCGCAGCTCGGGCGGCCCGGGTCCTGACTGACAGCCTGAATGACAAGCGGCAGCGGGTCCAGGCGGCCAACTCCATTCTCGACCGCCAGGGCGTCACTGGCGAACAAAAGATCAGCGTGACAATTTTCGACCTCGAGGAGTGGAAGCGCCAGCGCCGGGAGCGGCTGGCCGACGTGGAGCAGATGGATGAATGAAACTCCAAACGCTCAAGGCGCAATTCGCGGTCGAGTTTCTCGATTTGCCCCAGGCGGCCGGGGTCGAGGCCGCCACCTGGGAGCCGTTTCAGCTCCAGTTCCTTAACAACCGGGGGCGCTTTGGCGTCGACGTCAAGGCCCGGCAGATCGCCTGGAGTTTCACCAGCGCCCTGGACGCGGTGGTGGATGGTTGCCTGCACCCCGGCACGCCGCACGTTTTCGTCTCTATCAATTGGGATGAGGCGAAGGAAAAGATTCGCTACGCCAAGGCCATCATCGGGGCCCTCGACGAGCCAGTGCGGCCCCGGCTCATCCAAGACAGCATCACCAGCCTGGAGTTCGCCAACGGTTCGCGGCTGATCTCTCATCCCTGCCGGCCCCCTCGGGGCAAACCCAAGGCCCGGATCTACCTGGACGAAATGGCCCACTATAAGGCGGGGTTGGACCGGGAAATCTACCGGGCGGCGCTGCCGGCGACGGTCAAAGGCGCTGGCTACATCCGCATCGGTTCCTCGCCCCTGGGAGCCACAGGGCTGTTCTGGGAGATCGCCACCGAGGCGCTGCGAGCGTATCCGGGCTATGCCGGTCAGCGACGGTTGATCCCCTGGTGGCAGGTGCGAGCGCTGTGCCGGGACGTGAAAGCGGCGCGCGAGTTGGCGCCGCAGATGGTCTCCGAGGAACGGGTGCGCGCCTTTGGCACCCCGGCGCTGGTGGAAATCTTCGAGAACATGTTTCTCGAAGATTTCCAGCAAGAGTACGAGTGCTCCTGGGTAGACGAGGTCTCGGCCTGGATCACCTGGGAGATCATCAAACGCAACCAGGACGCGGACCTGCTGTGGTGGCACGCGCGCAGCGTGGACGAGGCCCGGCAGATGCTGCCGGAGGTGCAGGCGGCCATTGTGGAGGGCCGGATCGAGAAGGTGCTGGCCGGCGGCCTGGACGTGGGCCGGCGGCGCGATTTGACCGAGTTCATGGCCCTGGGCCGGTCCACCACCGGCCAGTTGCCGTTGCGATTCTCGGTCTCGCTGGACCGGGTGCGCTACGATGACCAGGAGCAATGCATCCGGGAGATCATCACCGGCCTGCCATTCACCCGGGTGCTCATTGACCAGAATGGCATTGGGGCGCAGCTCGCGGAGAACCTGGAGACGACCGGCTACGCTCAGGGGGTGGACTTTACCAACGCCAGCAAAGAGCTGTGGGCGGTGGAAGCGCGGATTCAGGCGCAGCGGGGGAACACGCCCTTGCCGGTGGACCGGGACCTGGCGTACCAGATTCACAGTATCAAGCGCAAGGTGACGGCAGCCAAGCACAACGTGTTTGACACGGAGCGCAACGAGCGCCACCACGCCGACAAGTTCTGGGCGTGGGCGCTGGGGATCTGGGCCGCCAATCAACCAACCGGCTCCCTCGTGCTGTGGGAGGAATGATGGATCAGATCATGGTCTACGATGGACGTGCTCTGCGCGCCCTCAGCGTGGGCCAGTTGCAGCGGGTGCTCCTGGGCCAGGAAATCGGCGACGCCAACGTTACCGAGACCGACGCCTATGACGCAGTTCCCTGGCTCTATCGCGGCGTCAACCTGCGCGCCGACAACGTGGCCGCCATGCCCTATACGTTGACGCGGCAGGGCCAGGGCCAGGAAGTGACCAATGGGCCCTGGGTGGAGCAGTTCGAGGCCCGGCTCTATGACCTCCTCTGGCTGGTCGAGGCCAGCTTGTGCCTCTATGGAGCCGCCTACTGGCTGGTGGAGACCAATCAATTAGGGCTCAATCCCACACCCCGCTGGGTGGTGCCGACGACCATGGTGCCCCAGAAGCACAACCGGCGGGGGCTAACGGGGTTTGAGCGCCACGTGGGGGGCAAGACTATCTCCCTGACCCTCGATCAGGTGGTCTGGTGGTGGATTCCCTCCCTGGTGAGTGAGGTGGGGCCGGGGACCTCGCCAGCGAGGTCGGCGCTGGCAGCGGCTGGGGTGCTGCGCAACGCGGACCGCATGGTGGCCGAGTTTTTCAAGCGCGGGGCGATCAAGGTCACATTGCTGAAGGTGCCGAAAGGCCCCCCCCCGACAGAGGTCAAGAAACTTGAGGCCTGGTGGAAGCGGCTGATCAGCGGTATTGGGCGCGCCTATCGAGCCATAGGCATCCGGGCCGACGTGGAGCCGGTAGTCATCGGCTCGGACCTCAAGGAAGCGGATGCCGGGGACTTGACCGAGCGCAAACGCGAGGACGTGGCGGTGGCCCTGGGCGTGCCCATGGCATTGCTGTTTCAGAGCTCGGCCTATGCTACCGGCCGGCACGAGGACCGGCTGGCCTTTATCACGCAGACAGTCATCCCAGAGTGTGCCCGCATCGCCGGGCCGCTCAACGAGTTTCTGGCGCGCCTGGATCTGACCCTGGAGTTCCACCCGGAGCGGCTGGAGGTGATGCAGACGGCGCAGCTCTCCCAGGCCCAGGCGGTGCAGGGGTTGGTGGAGCCGGGAGAGCCCCTCCTGAGCCGCGAGGAAGGACGCGAACTGCTGGGCTATGGACCCTGGCCGGGGAGCGAGCCGGAGCCCGAGGAGCCGGAGCCCGCGCGGGCCCTGACTCCTGCGGCCCTGTCCGACCTGCGGCGCTGGCGGAGCAAGGCCGGCAAGCGGGGGGCTGGCGTCGCCTTTGAGAGCGCGGCCATTCCGCCGCACGTGGCCTCGGCCTTGCGCACGGCGCTGGATCTGGTGGGCCAGGACGCTTTCCTATTCCTGCGGGCCCAGGACGCCAGCCGCGACGAGGTCGAGGCCCGGCTGCGGCGCAAAATCGAGAAGGTGCTCAAGGAACACTTTGCTCCCTTTCTCGATGCCATCCTGGACCGGCAGAACCCGGCCTATGACGAGCTGCGCGACGACCTATTTGCGGCAGCGGGCCCGGCCCTGGCCGCCATCGCCGCCGAGGAGGCGTTGCGCCTGGCGGCCGAGGTGGGGGTGCAGTTCGACCCGGCGATCATCAATCAGGCGGCGGTGGAGTGGGCGCGGCGCTATGGATTCAATCTGGTCACCGGGTTGACCGATACCACCCGCCAGGCAGTGAGCCAGGCGGTGGAGCAGTTCGTGGCCACGCCGGGGATGACGCGCGAGGCCCTGGAGGAGCTGCTGAGTCCCACATTTGGGCCAGTGCGCGCGGAGATGATCGCCGTCACCGAGGTGACGCGGGCTTACTCTGCGGCCACGAGCCAGTACCAGGTCATGCTCTCCGAATCGGGCATCGAGATGGTGCGCTACTGGCAAACGCGCAATGATGAGATTGTGCGGCGATGCCCTATTTGCTGGCCACTCCACAATCAGCCGGAGAGCAAGTGGCGAGCCCAATTCCCTGATGGACCCCCGGCGCATACCCGGTGTCGTTGCTGGACGGTGCTGCGCTACACCAAGCGCAAGAGAGAAAGCTAATGAGCACAGCCGGCGTACACATCAAGGGCCTCGATGAGGTCCTGCGGATGCTCAACGTGAACCCGCGCCCGGTGCTGGCGGCGACGACCTTTGCCGTATCCGAGCAGGTGCGCGGCGTGCTCACGCCCTACCCGGCCCAGCCTGCGCCGGCCAACCCGCGCCGCTGGTACGAACGGGGCTACGGTCCCCGCTGGCGGCGCCAGGACGGCAGCATGGGCGGGCGCAAGACCTCGGAGCAGCTCGGACAGACTTGGGCCACAGAGCGGCAGGGGCTAGACGCTGCGCTGGGGACGCGCGTCTCGTATGCCCCCTGGGTGCAAAGCGAGGAGCACCAGGCGGCGGTGCACCAGCGCACCGGCTGGAAAACAGACGAGCAGGCAGTCAACGAGGTGTTGGATAGCGGCGTGGTGGAGGAGATGCTGCTCGACGCCATCATGCACGAGATGGGATTTTGACGGAGGTAAAGCATGGACGATTTGATGGTGGCCCCCGGCGGCGCGCTGCGGGCCCTGGATGATGAGGGGCGCGTGGGCGGCTACCTGGTGCTGTATGGCAGCCCGGAGGAGCGCGAACTCGACGGCTACTATTTCTCCCCTGCCTGCGATTTCGGGCCCCACGATGGGGACGGCGCTTACTGCCTGTTTCACCACGGGATTGCCGTGCATCCGGCGCTCCAGGACCTGGCCGAGCGCCAGTTCAAGAGCCTGCGCACGGAGCGCCAGGAGTTGGGGCTGTGGGCCGAGACGGTGCTGGACCTGGCCGACGAGTATGAGCGGGAGGTGCACGCGCTCATCGTGGCTGGCAGGCTGGGATGGTCGGCTGGGGCAGCGCCCCATTTGATTCGGTCTGCCGAGGGCGGCGAGTTCGTGCAGTTTCCCATTGCTGAGGGCTCGATTACGCCTTCGCCCCAGCAGCCACGGAGTAAGGTTATCGCCCTGCGGTCCCTCCTCGAGGAGGGTCTGGAGGTTGATGCGGCGACGGTCGCGGCCATGGTCCAGGCGTTCCGGCCACAGGCTGGCTCAAGCGAGGAGCCAGCGGCGGACGCGGCCACGGCGGTTGAACCGACGCCCCCGGTGCCGGCGGAATTAGCACCTATCAGAACACACACACAACAGGAGGTAAACATCATGGATCAGCAAACAGCAATGACCCCGGCCGACCAGGGCCGCGCAGCTCCGCTCCAGGACCTGCAGGACCCGGTCGTCCAGGGCGCGCAGAACTTTGACGAGGTGGCCATCCGGGCTATCGCCGCCCAGGTGGCCCAAGAGATGGGCATCAGCCAGCGGGGCGGCGTCGTGACCCCGCAGCAAGTGACCAGCATGAGCCAGGGCCAGATCATGGATGCGTTGGCGCCCCGGCTCGACGAGCCCGCGCTGCGCGGCATCGTGGAGCAAGTCACCGATCGGATCTGGGCCCGGATGCAGGCCCTGCCGGCGCTCCAGACCGGCGGATTCCAGACCGGCCGTGTGCCGGGGGTGGAAGCCGGCGACGAGGCTGCGGTAGCGGCCCTGCGAGCGTGGAACCAGTACCTGAGCAAAGGCCCTGGGGGGCTCACGCCGGAGCTTCGGGCCACCCTGCAGGTGGACCAGGACGTGGGCGGCGGCTACCTGACGGCGCCCGAGAAGTGGATGGCCTTGCTCATCAAGGCCGTCGATAACTATGTGCACGTGCGCCAGCGGGCGACCGTGCACCCGGTGGAGGGCGCTGACAGCCTGGGCGTGCCGACCCTGGATACCAACGTCAGCGACCCGACCTGGACCAGCGAGCTGTCCATCGGCAGCGAGGACACCGGGGTGGAGTTCGGCAAGCGGGCGCTGCACCCGCACCCGTTGGCCAAGTACATCAAGGTCAGCAAAACCTTGCTGCGGCGCTCGCGCCTGGGCATCGATGCGCTGATCCGCGACCGGCTGGCATACAAGTTCGCGGTGGCCATGGAGAACGGCTTCCTCAACGGCACCGGCGCCGGCCAGCCCCTGGGGCTGTTCACCGCCTCTGCCCAGGGCATCAGCACCGGCCGGGACGTGACCATGTCCGCGGTGGTGGCCGACGTCGTCAACGGCGATGACCTGATCGATAGCCAGTACACGCTCAAGCAGCAGTACTGGACCAACAGTGCGTGGATCATGCACCGCGACCTGGCTAAGACCATCCGCAAGCTCAAGACCACGACCGACTATATCTGGGTGCCCCGCTTTGGCGAGTCACCGGCCACCATCCTGGGCTTTCCCTACCTGCTGAGCGAGTACGCGCCCAACACCTTTACCGCCAACCAGTACATCGCTGTCTTGGGCGACCTGAGCTTTTACTGGATCGCCGATGCGATGAACACCATGGAAGTGCAGGTGCTGGTGGAGCTGTACGCAGCCACCAACCAGAATGCGTACATCGGCCGCATGGAGAGCGATGGGATGCCGGTGCTCGAGGAGGCGTTCGTGCGCCTAAAGATGGCTGCAGCTTAGGCTAAGGCTAAGGCTAAGGAGTAAGGCTAAGAATTAAGGAGGTTTGACCATGAACCTGAGCAAGGAAGTGCTTTTCACCACAGCGCTTGACCATGCCGAGGGCAGCGCGGACCGCAACGGGGCCACGCTGGACATGCGGGGCTTCGAAGGCGTGCTGATGGTGGTCCATTTCGGCGACATCGCCGCCGGCGCAGTGACTAGCATCAAGGCCCAGCAAGGCGCGGCCAGCAACCTGAGCGATGCGGCTGACCTGGCGGGAACCGGCATCACCGTGGCCGCCGACGACGACAATCAGATCTTTATCATCGATCTCTACCGGCCGGCGGAGCGATACGTGCGGCTGGTGGTCGACAAGGACGCTGCCAACAACACCGAGGAAATGGCAGTGTACATCCAGTACAGCCCACGCAAGAAACCGCAGTCCAACAACGTTGCCGACGCGGTGACCTGTGAGCTGCACGTGAGCCCGGCCGAGGGCACAGCGTAGTCAGCCGCCTCTACAAGTTCAACCCCGGGGCGGGGCCTGGCTCCGCCCCGGATAAGGGAGGATACCATGAACCTGAGCAATACCCAAAGGCAGTGGCTGGCCTGGGGCATCATCGCAGTGGTGCTGGCCAGCATCGCCATTGGCCTGGGCGTGAGCTACCCTGTGCCCCCGGCACCATCGATCCCGGTGCGAGAGCCAGCCGGGGAAATCGGCGTGCAGAGCGCGTACCTTACGCCCATCTACGTCGAGCACGGCGGCAAGAAACTGGTGGTGGAGAGCGGCGGCGAGATCGAGCTGCAGAGCGGGTCAACCTGCGACATCCAGAGCGGGACCTTCTCTAACTTTGGCGGCAACCTTGACATCGACGGTACGCTGGCGGTGTCCGGTAGTCTAACTCTCGATGGCTTTGACGTGGCCGATACCAGCGGAAACACTGAGGTGGATGGCACTCTCGGTGTGACCGGAACGACCACGCTCAATGGGGCCCTGGTCATGGACGGCTTTGACGTGGCCGATACCAGCGGGAATGCCCAATTCGACGGTACAGTGGACATCACTGGAACACTGCAATACGGCGCCAATGACCTACATCCACTGGGTCATTCGAGCTCCGGACTCCAGATAGTCTATGGTACGTCAAGCATCACCGGGACCGCCACGGCCGCCCATGGCTTAACCACCGTGACCTGGGCGCTCTGTACGTTGGGCGAGGATCCAACCAATGGGGCTGGTGACGCGGCCTATGCGACCGTTGCCGTGTCCGGTGATGTCGTCACGGTCAAGGTGTGGCAAGATGACTTTGTGACGGCGGCCACGGAGACCGGCGTGGTGGTACACTGGTTGGTGATAGGCACACCGTAATCGGAGGAGAGGACGATGGCCTATGCGACCCTGGCGCAGTTCAAGGCATATCAAAAGATCATCAACGGCTGCGCTTTCACGGCCGACGCTGCCACGGATAAACTCACGCTGGCCGGCGTTCAGTTGGCCCACGACCTAGTCGCCGGGGCCGAGGTGGAGGTGGAAAGCACCAACACCCTGCCCGGCGGCCTGAGCGCGGATACGATCTACTACATTATCCTGGACGTCGACCAGCTCATCAAGCTGGCCGCGACCAGCGCCCTGGCCGCGGCGGGCACGGCCATCGACATCACCAGCGCCGGGACAGGGCCGCATACCCTCTACCGGGCAGTGCGCGATGACGATCTGCTCTCGGACCTGCTGGACCGCATCACCAAGCGCATCGAGGCGCGCTGCGGTGGCCGGGTGTTCGAGGCGGTCTCAGCCTCGCGCTACTTCGATTCCGACGCCCTGGGCGAGGATGGCTACACCCTCTACGTCGACGAGGACCTGGTCAGCGTGACCACACTCAAGAACGGGGATGCTGACGCAACCGTCATCGCTGACACCGAGTACTGGCTGGTGCCGCGCAACCAGGGACCGCCCTACCACGGCCTCCGGCTCAAGGTCGACTCTGACCATTCTTGGGAGTGGGGCACGGACGGCTGGGTGGAGGTGGCGGGCGACTGGGGTTGGTCCGCAACGCCGCCGGCCGACGTCGTGCAGGCCTGCCTGGAGTGGGCGGCCTACGCCTACCAACTCAAGGATAGCCAGGTGTTCGACGTGACGGCGTTTCCGGAGAGCGGGGTCATCATGATCCCTAAAGGCATCCCAGCCCACGTGCGCGAGGCCCTGGAACCGTATATCCGACTGGTGTACTGATGAGCGTCGTAGATACGCGCAAAAAGATCCAAGACCTGGTACGGGCCATCGACGGCGTCAAGTCGGCGCCCTACGAGCTGCCGGATGCGCTGAGTACGGACGCCCTGCCCTGCGCGCTGACCTGGCCGGGTAAGGCCGCCTGGTCCTTGCAAGCGGCCGGCCTGAAACGCCAGGACCGTACATACGTCACGCGGATCTACGTCCTGCCCGTGGTGCAGGGCGAGGGCATCAACGACGGCTGTCAAAGGTGCCTGCCCCTCTTACAGAATGTAGGGGCGGCTTTTCTGGCCGACCGGACGCTGGGGAGCACTGTGGAGCTGGTGGACGCCATCATCGATGGCGGCTACTCGGCCAACATGCTCTATCGCGGCACGATGTACCACGGCGTGGAGTTCACGACTGTGGTGACTGAGAAATGGACTTAGGAGGTTCACATGGACAAGGAGGAAGCCTCGTGAAGATGAAATACATCGGGCAGGGGGCCTTTCGGCCCGGCATCCCGGCGCGGGACCTGACGGCCGCGGAGGTGCAGGCCCACGGCGGAGCCGAGTTCCTGGCGGCCACTGGCTTGTATGAGCCAATTCGCAAGCGCAAACAGGAGGTAAACAATGGGCACCAAGATTCTTGAACTGCTCCAGACCGGCAAGGAGGTCGCCTGGGGCACGGCCGTCGCTGCCACGGCCAAACTGATGGGCTATACCGACTTCACGATGCGCCCGGTGACGGACGTGCACCAGCCGGAGGAACGGGGCCGGCTGGGGCCCTCCCCGCTGGCGGCGCTGGTGGGCCAGGCAGCCGAGGGCAACATGACGCTGGAGGCCACCTATGAGGACCTGCCCTTTATCTTTGACTCTATCTTTGCCGTGGCCACGCCCACGGGGGCCGACCCCTACACCTACGCCTACACTGCGCCCTACACGGCCGTGCCGACCATCCGTGAAAACACGTTCGAGTTCGGGCAGTCGGGCGGAGAGTACAAACTGGCTGGCGGCGTGCTGACCGGCCTGACCATCACCGGGGAGACCAAAGGGGTGTGGACGGTCGCGGCCCCAGTTATCGGCAAACAGGTGTCCACCGTGACCTTGGCCAGCCTGAACGACCGCACGGTGGAGCTGATCCGCTTTGCTGACACGGTGCTGTACATCGACGCCTGGGGCGGGACCATCGGCACGACGGCCATCACCAGCGCCTTTATCCGCTTCGAGCTGGCCGTGGAGACTGGGCGGCACCTGAAATTCTTTGACACCAGCGTGCTGCCGGGGCTCTATGGCCACGGCAAGTTCACCGGCACGTTGAAGCTGCTGCTGGAGTGGAACGCCGCCGTCAAGGCCTACCTGGACAGCCTGATCACGCCGGCCCTGGTGCAAAAGCAGATCCGCATCAAGGCCACCTCCGGCACGCACATGGCGACCATCGACTTTGCCGGAGTGCTGGCCGAGGCGCCGGAGATGTTCCAGGATCGCGAGGGCAACGAGGTGGTGGAGCTGTCTCTCAACGGCCAGTACAACCCCACCCTGGGCAACTGGTGCAAAACCGAGGTGGTCAACGGCGTGGCCACGCTGCCGTAAGGAGGCCCTATGCTAGGAATCCCCGAACGGGTGGAGCTGCGCGACGTCGACATTCCGGGGTTCGAGTTCCCCCCGGACCACGATGATTACATCATGGTTCTGGCGCGGGGAGCGCTGCCGGCGGCCCTCGATGAGCAGCTGAAGGAGCTCATCGAGCAGGGCAAGGCCGACCCGCAGAAAAACTATGATGCGGCGATGCACCTGGCCTGGGAGCACCAGGTAACAGAGTGCCACATCACCATGGGCGAGCAGGTGATCACAAAGGCGGAGTATCGGCAGCTCCCCGAGCTGGTGCTGATCTACGTGGCCCTGCGCGTGCTGTGGCCCTACTGGGAGTATGGCAGCCTGCCCACAGCCGAGGAGGGCGAGCCGGCCGCAAACCCTACGCCAGAGAGCGAGACTGGGTCATCCTAAACGCCCTGCGCTACGGGCGGGCCGGCCGCAAGCGGGGGCCCAATAGCCCCCCGTTGCCGGTCGAGGTGGCCTACTTTTGGCTGGCTCAGGGTGATGTGGAGCGCTATTATCGCCTGCTGTACGAGATTCCCCAACAGGTCGTCCGGGAGTTTCTGTGGATGGCCTCTATCGCCCCGGAGGGAACATGAGAACCGCATCCCGGACTGTCGAGATCCGGGCCGTGGCCGTAGACGAGGTCAGCGGCCCCAACAAGGCGATGTCCCGCAGTTTCAAGGAAACCGAGCGGGCGGCCAAGAATCTGGATCGCCAGGTGGCCTCCTCCGAGGGTAAGTTCAAGCGCTTGGGTCAGGCCATCAAGAAACACAGCGCCGAGCTCACGGCCGGGGCGCGGGCCGCCGTGCGCATGGCCAGCGACGTCAGCGCCTCCGGCCGGGCCACCGAGCAGGCGCTGTTTGCGATCCAGGCGGCGTATGTGAACACAGCGCAGGACTGGGTGAGCTGGTCGGGCCGGATGCAGGAGGCCACCATCTATAGCGATGAGGCGTTCATGCAGTCGGCCGAGAACATGAAGACGCTCATCGACAACTATGGGTTGACCGAGGACCAGGTCAAGGAGCTCATCAGCGCCTCGGCGGACCTGGCGGCGGTGAAGGGCATCGACGTGTATGACGCCACGACCCGGCTGCAGAGCGCCATCCGGGGCGAGGCCGAGGCCAGCGAGTATCTGGGGCTGACCCTCAATGACACCTATATGAAAAACAAGGCCCTCGGCGGGTCGCTCAAGGATACCTGGGAGAAGCTGGACGACAACACGAAAGCGCAATACCGCTACCAGGAGGCGTTGAAACAGGCGGCGTATGCGCAGGGGAAGGCCACCGCAGCGAGCGGCACGGCCGATGGGCAGTACAAGCGGCTGCAGAATTCCATCCAAGACATAACCGCGCAACTGGGCCAGGCCATCAACAAGAGCGGGCCCTGGATCCAGGTGCTGGAGGATGGGATGGGGCTCATCGATACCGTCCTGCCGCTCTACACGGCCCTCAAGCTGGCGAAAATAGCGGATACCGGGGCCACGGTCACGCACACGGCGGCGCAGGTGGCGGACAATGCGGCGATGGCGGGCGGGGCGACGGCGGTTGAGGGGCTGGCCGGGGCGCTGGGTGGTGGTGGTGGCCTGACGGGTGTTAGTGGGGCTGCAGCCCTGGCCTCCGGCGGGCTGGTGGTGGCCCTGGGTGAGGTGGCGCTGGCATTGGCAGCAGTGGCCGCCGGGGCGTGGGTCACCAAGGAAGCGGTGGAGGCCCTGAATAAGGCCAATTATGAGGCGGAGGATAGCGGGAAAATTGCGACTCACCAAATCACACTAGCCCGGCGTGCTCTGGATGAGGGCCGCATTAGCTATGAGGATTTTGTCAGAATCTCCCGCGAGGCGGCGCAGATTATGGGGGATGCCCCCCTTTATATGACCCCCCTAACAGACGGCTTTCTGAATCTCAAGCAGGAAGCCGACCTTGCAGCTACCGCGATTGAGACGGTCAAGGGAAATGTGGCTGGTTTGGGCCTGGTCATGGACAACCTCCCCGAATGGCCCTACAAAGGCATCTGGGATGACGAAGCCAAGAAAATGGACAACCAGAAGAAAGCCTACCTGGAGCTCGAAACTCTGCCGGCGCAGCGGGCCGCGGCCGAGAAGCGGTGGAACGCCATCATCCTGGAGGCGGCCAAGCGCAGCGATGACCAGCGGGTGACTGCGGCGCGGGCGGCCCTGGCCAATGAGGATCAGGCCTGGGCGGCGACCCTGGCCAAGCGCAAGGCCGACCAGACGAGCCACGACGCCTGGGTGGCCGCCGAGACGCAACGCATCGTCGAGCTGCGCAAGGCCGGGGCCTGGGACACGGCCTGGTACGCCGAGCAGACGCTGAGAAAGCAGCAGGAGGACTGGAAGGCCACTCACGGCAACATGGAGACCGAGCTCCAGGAGCACGATGCTCGCAAGCGCAAACTATGGAACGCCTATTGGGGAACCATCCGTGACAGCAGCGATACCAACCTGGCGATGCAAGTGGCCCGCTACGACAGCGAGATGAAAAAGATGGACGACCTGGAGGAAAAACTCAAGACCACGCTGGCCACCGGCGAGACAGACTACCGCACCTATAAGGAATCGTGGGAGACGATGAGCGGCGAGATGTGGCGTAAGGGCATCAAGGACATCAAAAAATGGGACGACAAGCTGGACACGGTGCTCAACAAATCTCGCGAACTGACCATCAAGGGCGTGTATGTGCCGCCCCCAGAGCTCACGCCCAAAGGGGAAGACCACGCCCCCGGCAAGGGCGCGGTGTGGCAATTCGGCGGGCAGCAGCCCGGCTCACCACACCGCCACTATCCGGCCTGGTTGGCGGGCCAGGAGATCGTCGTCAACCCACGTTTTCCAGAGAAGGGGCTGGAGGCGTTGCTGCGCTCAGGCGTGTTGAGGGGGGGAGCCGCCCCCGCACCGGCGCCACTCGTTGGTCCGGCCATCGCCGGTGCGGGGGCGGCACAACAGGGACCGAGCAACATTTTTCACATCCAGGCCCACTATGCCTACCAGAGCGAGCGCACGCTGACCGATTTTATCCGCACGCAGCAACTCCTCTATGGGAAATAGACGATGGACGCATACGCCGTGGCCGGGGGGCACAAAATCTCTCTATCGGACGGCGACATCTGCTATCTGATGGGTTGGGACGGCCTGGGGGCCATGCCGCTGCGGCGGCTGATGGACAGCGGGCCGCAGCAGCACGGCAGCACGGACCGGGGATTCAAGTGTCTGGAACGCCACTTTCAACTGGTCCTGGACCTGCTGGGCACGTCAGCGCCCGATTTGGAGGTCCGGCGCAGGAGGCTGCGCAATGCCCTGCGGCCCTCCAACAGCGCCCCGCTATCCCTCCTCTTTGAGTTAGACAGCGGAGCGGAGCGGCAGATCGATTGTGCCTATGATGGGGAAAGCCTACGCATGGGCACGCAGGACCGCCTGGCTTTCTATCAGCGGATGGTGGCCGGCTTTATCGCCGGCACGCCAGTGCTCTATGACCCGACGCCCATCGAGTACGTCTGGACACTGGCGGTGCTGGAGAAAATACGTTTTCCTATCGAATTCGATCTCGAATTCGGGGGCGACCTCATCAGCGAGACTGTGTCTATTCCCTATGGCGGCTCACGTTACGCCTATCCCATCATCACCATCACCGGCCCGCTGAATAACACCCAGATACACAATCTGACCACCAGCGAGCTCCTGGACTTTAGTACCTACGACGTGGCGGCCGGCGAGGTGGTGACGATTGACTGCCGGTATGCCCACAAGAGCGTGCGCAATCAGGACAACGACAACCTGCTGAGCTACATCACACAGAATAGCGATAGTGATTTGGCCACGTTTCACCTGCAGGCCGCCGAGCCGCCGCTGGACCTGCCGGTGAAAGTCAACGAGATTTACGTGATGGGGTCCGGGGCCGTGGCCGGGCAGACGCGGGTGGCGCTGACGTACTACACGGCCTATGACGGCATTTAGAGATTGGAGATTAGAGATTGGAATTTCCATTGGCGTTCACGCATATTGACCCGGAGCCCATATTGTGGCTCCTGTTCCTGCCCCTGGCACTTGGCGGGGTTGGACTACTATTTTGCATCAGGAGGGATGACATGAATCGCAAGCAAGCGTTACTCGTGGGTTTGGCTGTGGCAATTGCGTTCCTCATCGCGTTGGTGGGCTGGTGTCTGCCTCGGCCGGGCTTTGCGCCAGCACTGGAGCCAACGTCCACGCCAACCGGCCTGGAGTTCTCGTGGGTGCCGCGGCCGCCGGTGGCGGTGGCTGGGCCACATTTCCTGCCCACGCCGACGGCCGGCGAGGGGTCGCTGCCGTGGACCGGCTCCACGGTGGGCGACGCCGGGCCGTACAGCGCCGACACCTGGGCCGACGCCTGGGCGCTGTTCTTCACGTATGACAAAAACACCGAGGGGGTCATCGTCACTGACGACACCGACTTTGACGGCCTGCTGGCAGTGACCAATAGCCCGACCACGACGCTGACGATTACGGATGGCGCGGCCATCGTGGACGGCAACCTGTACTATCTGCTGGGCAGCGTGACTATCACCGATTCGCTGAGCGCGCCGGGCGCGGGCACCGACTATTATCGCGTGGTGCTGCGCAAGGACCGCACGGCGCAGACGGTGCGGGTGACGCTGCTGGGACCGGTGAACGGCTCGTGGCCCTCGTTGACACAAAGCGACACCGGCGACTGGGAGTTGCCACTGTACAAACTGACCGTGACCAACGGTGGGACATTTACACTACTGGATGATCGGAACTATGCGCTACGTCCCCAGCAACGCTCGGTGCTGTACCCGGCGTTCACCGGGCGCAATAGTACCGATGGTGTAGATATTGCTCGGGGATCAAGCTCGCTGGGAGTTTCCTTGGCGGCCTCAAAGAACTGTCAGGTCACCTATTCCTTTGTCGTACCAGAGGATTACGCCTCCGACATGACGGTTAAAGCGGTGCTTATCCCAAATGGTGCGTCTGGAAATGCCTATCTATATTTCAAGTACTATCATGCCCAGTGCGGCGAAGCCTACAATACTCACAGTGACATCACTGCTTGGGCGACCTACGCAGTAACCGATGGGTATGACAACTGCGTAGGTTCTACAGCGCTAACTACCCTAGAGCCAGGGGACATTGTGCACGGCACCGTTGGGCGTAATGCCACATCAGCGTCGGACACGATTAGTACCACGAACATCTACATGGCTGGCTGGCTCATGGAATATACACCCAAATATTAGATAGCGGGATTCGCTGACTATGACCATCGTCCCGTTCTTCGACTACAAGCTTCGCATCGCCAATGCCGCCGGCGTCCACCAGGCCGAGATATACGGTCGCGGCGACGCTGACCAGGCCGGCGTGCGCGGGCCGTTCCTGGACCTGGCCTACACCAACGTGGTGAACGGAGCCGGGCTGTGTACGTTCACGCTGCCGGCCGACCACGAGGCGGTGGAGGTGTTGGAGGACCGGGGGCGGGTGGAGGTCTGGCGGCGCAACCGGTACCTGGACCCGCCGGTGCCGTGGTACTGTGACTGGCGGGGCCTCCTCCGGGCCGAGGACTGGACGTACACCGATCGCGAGAACCTGCAGGTGAAAGCGCGGGGCATCCTGGGGGTGCTGGGCTGGCGGGAGCTTCTATGGTATGCCGGGACCGCTGCTCGCACGGCGTTCACCAGCACCCCGGCCGAGACCATCGCCAAGTCGCTGGTGCAATACAACGCCACGGTGGACGCCACGGTAGTCAATGGCCGGCTGAGAGAGGGCGTTATTAGCGGCTTCCCCATCGTGCTGGAGGCCGACGCTGGCCAGGGCACGGTGCGCGACTGGTACTGTGCCTGGGACAATCTGCTCAAGAGCCTGCAAGGCCTGGCCGCTGTGGGCGGCGGCGACTTTGATTTGGTGGCCCTGGACAATGGCTCGTGGCAGTTCCGGTGGTATGAGGGGCAACTGGGCAGCGACCGGACCGGTGAGGTCCATTTCTCGGTGGCATTCGGCAACATGGTGGAGCCTCACTACTGGTGGAACGCCCTGGGCGAGAAAACGGTGGCCGTCGCGCTGGGCCAGAACACCAAGAGCAGCCGCGCCTATCAGATCGTCACCAGCGACGACTACAGCGCGGCCAATGACATCGAGTTGGTGGTGCCGGCCCCGGACGTGGAGACGGCGGCCGGGCTGCAAGCGCGCGGCTACACCGCCCTGGAGAAGGTTAAGCGAGACGAGGGCTTTCGATTTAAAGTGCGGCAGACGCCGGCCTGCCTTTATGGGCAGCACTATTTCCTGGGCGACCGCTGCGGGGCCACCCACCGCGATTTCGATGGGCCGGTGAAGCTCAAAAACGTGGCGATTGGTTTGGCCCGCGATGGTACTGAGACAGTGGATGTGTACGCGGAGGCAGTGTGATGGATGAGAACACAGAAATCCTGATCAACCAGGTGCGGGGTTTGCACCGGGAGTTCGAGGCCTTTCGGCGGCGGTTGGAGATTTTCCGGCCCCTCATCTCGACCGCCAACGTCAGCAGCCCGCCCACTGCTGCGGAGCTGGACAGCGCGTTCGGCCAGCCGGCCGCTCTGGGCGCGGGCTTTGTAGGCTACATTGACGACAACGGCGCTGGGGCCACGTACTGGCACACGGCGGTGGTCAACGGCGCGTGGGCATATGTGCAGATGGCAAAGGCAGTATAAGATGCTAGAACAACAAGGCAACTCACTGACGTTTTACGCCTTCTTTGTGGCGAGCAAGATCGGCAAGACCGGCTTGACCGTGACGGTGGACATATGGGAGATTCAAAAGGATGGCACGGCCACCGAGATCGTCACTGGAGCTAGCGCCACGGAAATCGGGGACGGCCTGTATCGTTACTTGCTAACCTCGGGTAGCGTGGACGCTGAAGGGGAATATATTGCAGCGTTCAAAACCGCGGATGCGTCTGTGGATCAACAGCATATCCCGGCGTTGTGGGTGGTGAACCGCGCGGGAATCGAGAACCTGGACGGGGCTATTAGCGCCCTGCCAGATGCGGACGCTGTCGCCGATCAGGTGTGGGATGAGGCTACAGCCGATCACTCTGTGGCCGGCAGTTTTGGGGCCTGGGTCGCGGGATTGGTGGCCGCTATTTGGTCCTACACCACGCGCATTCTCACGTCCACCACGCCGGAGAGCGCCCTTGATGATGACGACCCGCGCTCCCTCCGGCGCGGCGATACCATGGCGCTGCCCTTCTCCGACCTGGGGGCGCTCACAGGATACGTCAGCCTTGATTTCATGGTGAAGGAAGCCTGGTAGACAAGG